CAGATAAGATATCTAAGATTGTTTTAACTGCAGAATTGCCATCAGCAGATAGATATGAAATCAGTGAAATTGGTGTATTTTCTGCAGTAAGCAATTCTCTAGCAACAGGATCAGACAGCAGATCTATTTATTCATTCTCAAATAACGAAGGCTGGGCTTATCACTCTGCACAGAATAATTCTGCTGTTAATATTCCTGTTATTACAGGTCAGTTGGACCAAGGCGGTGCCACAAACAGCATCGCAACCACTGAGCCAGTATTTCAAGCAGCAGCCAGCAACAGCATCTTTTTGAGTGACTATAGAACTAAGAGATTTGAGCAACCAAGATTTCTAGACAATACGATTTTTATGTCTGGAAATTCTTCAAAACTAGATGTAAACTCTACATCTGGATTGCTTTCTGTAGACCCAGAGTGGACTGACACCACAAGCCTTGAGACATTAAAGTCTAACCACATTCACATAACAAATGCCAAGTTTAACTTTGATAGCAACTCAGTATCCGACGAATTGGTTTTTGCGTTTTCGCTGGTATCAAGACTTGAAGACATTGATCTAGAGGCAATTAATAAGCCATACAATCTAAGGGTTATGGTTGAATTTACATCAAACGATACTTATGGTCAAGGTCAATATGCAAGATTTGAGGCTGACATCTACGATACTTCGGCAACTGGACTGCCAACAGACAAAAAGAATGTTGTTGTAGCAGATCTAAGCAAGAATAGGTACTTTGCAGTCACACGCAAAATAGAACAGTTGACAAAATCTTCTGGTTTTACTTGGGACCTAGTTAAGAATGTAAAGGTATATGTTAGTGTGCTGGATAGCACTGGTGAACCATCAGACAAGTTCTACGTCTGCCTTGATGGTCTAAGGCTAGAGAATGTATCAACTCAGAATCCACTCTATGGGATGGTTGGGTATACTGTGGTAAATAACAATGTCAACAATCAGCCAAGAACAATTATTAAGTCTCCAAACTCAACTAACTATGTAGAGTTTAGATTTGCGGTGGATGTCTAATGGCAAACACAGAGTATGTTCGCATTCCTGCAAAAGACTTGCCAGATCTATTCTATATCCCAGATGATGCAAATAGCCCAGGCAATGGTGGCAAGAATGTTTATTTTGCTAGATATAGAATCATTTCAGATGACGGCAAACTTGCATCTAAATGGTCTCAAAATTTTGAGGTATCTACAGAGATATATAGTGATGACTTAGCACTAACAACATCTGAATGGAAGGCAGGCATATCGTCAAGTCTTTTATCCGTAACTTGGAATGTTAATAGGCTAATTACAAATAAGAAGATGTTCGTTAAAAAATTTCACGTCTATGCAAGATTTCATACTGGATCTTCGACAGATCAGTGGCAGTTTATGCAAGAAACATCTAACACAAACTTCTCAACTATTATGCCTTCTGGAAAGAATAAGGCAGACATAGCGGTTTTGCTACCAACCTATCGTGGATTGGACGCAGACAATACTCTGGGCTTAAACAACTCTGGTGTGCCAATATCCCCAATGACACTTTTCCCAGAATCTGTTATTTTCTATGAAGAAGATGTAAGTTAATGCTATAATAGTACTATGGCTACTAATACCGAAAAACCAGGAAACATCATTTCAGTCCCAAGCAGGGGTCAGCCAATTGACTCTGCATTTCTACACCAGATGGCAAATGCAATCAACACTTTGGGAGCAAACTTTGCACTGCGAAAGGGAAAGACTTTTATTAAGTCTTCAAGTAGCACTCCAGGATCACCTAGACCAACAGCAAACTCTTCAATTCATGCGTCAGTAGTTCAAGTACCACTAACGTCAGAAAAGGTAGACTCTTCAACAAAAATTTCTGTCAAGATTTCCTTTGCAGAAGTTGGATTCGATGGTCCACCAGTAATTACTGCAACTCCAATTGTTGAAGATGCAACACAGCAAGGAGCCTTTTATGCGATCGCTACAGTGGCAAATGTTTCAAAGCAAGAGTGTACTGTAAACATTACGTTTGCATCTCAGGCTGAACTTAAGAGTCTTTCTGTTAGCGTTATTGCAATTGGAAAAAACGACGCTTAGGAGCATCGTGGCAGCAATTTCAAATAAGATATCTGATATAGGATATAATGACAAGCCAGTAATCCCTGGCAGCAAAAGAGTCTGGTTCTTGAACGGTGATTTAGTAAGAATTCACCACCTAAATAAATCAAATGGCATCATGTCTGTTTACAATATTAATAAAGATCAGATTGAAAGTTGTCTTATTAGTGATTTTAAAAAGAATCGTGAACGTGCTTATACCGTTGGAGAGACAGCAGACCTGGTCAATAGGCATAAGAAGTACATGCCACAGTTGATGAAACGTGGGGTAATCCCAAATCCAACAGGTAGCCAAAAGGGTGGTGCCACAGGATGGCAGGTAAGAAGTTACTACTCAGAGTCGCAAGTTTATGAGATTCGTGATATACTTGCTACCTACCATATTGGTAGACCAAGAAATGATAAGTTAATTACTAACGACATAACTCCTACAAGACAAGAGTTGACAAGGCGTTTGGGAGATGGTATACTGACTTATACAAGGACTGAAGATGGGCGTTTTATCCCAGTTTGGTCTGAATCAATTTAATTGTTCTTGAAAGGAACAGGGTATGAATAACGAAGAAACTAAAGTAGCCGTAACTCTTGGCTACACTCTTAACCTAGGCAATTTCCAGTCGCTACGTATTGATCTTAGCGTAACTGATAATAAGCGTGAGGGTGAGAACACCAATGACGCTTTTGAGCGTGTCTATTCATTTGTTGAGGCAAAACTTCAGGAGAAGGTTGCTGAAGCACAGGGCGAGATCGAAAGCAAGTAATGGCAGAACGCAAAGACCGTATGGCTTTGCTCAGTCGCTACGCTAAGTTGCACACCAAGCACTACGAGCAAAAAGCCAATCTAAATCTAAACGTTGAGCAGTGGGCAGCAGATGCTCTCATTGAGTCATACACTTTACCTTTTTGCTACGATCTGCTAGAATATTACTTCCAAGTGGCACAAAAACCAAACTGGAAGTATTTCGCAAACTATGCTCACGATATTATTGACAAGCGTGAGCAACTAGAACAAGATAACAAGGAGAGAGCCGAACGCAGACAAAGGGCTAAGGCGTGGTTAAATGAGTAATACAGAGGCTAAACTAATTTCAGCGGTACTGCAGGATAAGCAGGTGCACGTTTTGCTACAGGCAAACGTGGATAACCTTTTGCGTACACACAAGGATATTTGGACCTTCATCCGTAACTATTCTGAGGCAAATGCTTCTGTTCCACCTGTATCTCTTGTTGTAGATAAGTTCCGTGACTTTACTCCTGTTGAGGGTATTGGTGCAACTAAGTACCACCTAGAAGAATTGCAGCAAGAATTTCTTAACGATAGTGTTAGAGAACTACTTCGCACGGCTGCTGCAGATGTACAGGCAGGACACAGTGCAGATGCACTAGAAAGCCTGATCGCAAAGACTTCTGAACTAAAGAAGAATACAGCGGTTATTCGTGACATTGACGTTACAGATATTGAAGATGCTGTGGCATACTACCAAAACCTTCAGGCACAGAAAGCACTAGGATCTGTTGGCATCAAGACTGGTTTGCCAGGATTTGACAACTATCTGCCAGCAGGAATTATGCCAGGACAACTTGGTGTATTCCTAGCCTATCCAGGTATCGGCAAGTCGTGGCTATCTCTATACTTTGCGGTACAGGCATGGAAGCAGGGAAAGTCACCACTAGTAATTTCACTTGAAATGAGTGAGACAGAGGTTCGTAACCGTGTATTCACTATCATGGGTGAAGGTCTATTCTCACACCGCAAGTTGTCAAATGGTGAAGTAGAGATTGACGACCTAAAGCGTTGGCACTCAAAGGAACTAACTGGTAAGCCAGAGTTCCACATCATTTCTAACGATTCTGGTGGTGACGTAACGCCAGGCGTTATTAGAGGCAAGATTGATCAGTACAAGCCAGACTTTATTATTGTAGACTATCTACAACTTATGTCTCCTAACCAAAAGGCAGATAACGAGACGGTACGTATGAAGAACTTGTCTCGTGAACTTAAACTTCTGGCAATTGCAGAAGAGGTTCCAATCATCGCAATCTCGTCAGCAACTCCAGACGATGTTACCAAACTAGATACTGTTCCTACTCTTGGTCAGACTGCATGGTCACGTCAGATTGCATACGATGCTGACTGGGTAATGGCTCTAGGTCGTGGCACCAACTCTGACATCATTGAATGTGTATTCCGTAAGAACCGTAATGGTTTTATGGGTGAGTTCCTAGTCCAGGTAGACTTTGACAAGGGCTGGTACAAGTACAAGGATTACGAAGACAACTAAATAAAATTGTATAATAGAGTATGGCTGATTTGCACCATAAGACTATTAAACGATTCTATATTAGTGGAGAGATCCATGATGACTCAGCCATTGGTAGGTTGAGGATTGAGTATACTAGGATGCTTCAGCAAGAAATGAAGGATCTTGGTTATGCTCAAAGACTTGACATAGACCCAGACTTTACCATAAAATATAATAAGCACACAGAAACATTTACATTTAAGATATCGTTGTATGGATCATATGTAGGAAAGAAGAAGATAGAATGCGTAGTGGGAATAGACGGCACACAGGTGATTTATACACAGCCGAACAAATCAAGCGAGTCCTCACAGGATCAGGCATCAACATTGAATCAGAAGTAGACTCTGATTACATTATCTTTTGCCCATACCACAACAACTATCGTTCACCTGCTGGCGAAATTGATAAGATAAATGGAACATTCTTTTGCTTTTCCTGCCAGAAGATTGCAGACCTTGTAGAGTTTATCATGCATACTTCTGGTCGTACCTACTTTGAATCTGTCAGATACATCAAGTCTAAAGAAACTGAAACTGATATTGAGCAGATTGTTTCTAATGCACTAGTTGTTAAGCCTGAATATACTCAGTTTGACCAGGTATTGGTAAAGCGTCTTAACCAGCAAGCACTTGA